AAAATATATCTGAACAATTTTTCAGTTCGGTGTATCCAACAATTCCTTCTGGGCAGACAACAAAAGTTTTGATTGTTTCAACTCCAAATGGTATGAATATGTTCTATAGAATGTGGGTTGATGCTGAAGAAAAAAATAATGATTATACTCCTATTTCAGTTCATTGGTCGCAAGTTCCAGATAGAGATGAGGAGTGGAAACAGAAAACTATTCGGAATACTTCTGAACGACAATTTCAACAGGAGTTCGAGTGTTCTTTTCTTGGAAGTTCAAATACTCTCATTTCAGCAGAAAAACTTATGGCCATGCCATTTAAAAATCCAATTTATCAACATGAAGGTCTTGATGTATATCAAGAACCGATTATCAATCATACCTATGTGATAGTATGTGATGTAAGTCGGGGAGTTGGTCTTGATTATTCTGCATTTTCTATTTTTGATGTATCAAAACAACCTTATCGACAAGTTGCAAAATATAAAAAGAATGACATTTCGCCGATGTTATATCCGAATGTCATCTTTATAACTGCACAGAAATATAATGAGGCATTTGTACTCGTAGAAGTGAATGACATCGGACAACAAGTGGCCGACATTTTGTATCATGATATGGAATATGAAAATATGATGATGGTTACGATGCACGGCCGAAATGGACAACAAATTGGAGGTGGTTTTTCAAAGAATGTATCGATGGGAATTCGTACAACGAAACAAGTTAAAAGGATTGGATGTGCAACACTCAAGGATCTTATTGAAAAGGACAATCTGATCATAGAAGATTTTGATACGATCAGTGAACTTACTTCATTTATTGCAAGGAGTGCTTCGTGGGAGGCTGATGATGGATGCCATGATGATTTGGTCATGACAATGGTTCTTTTTTCTTGGTTGGTTCAACAAAGATACTTTAAAGAACTCACAAACCAAGATATTCGACAAAAAATGTTTGCAGAACAAATGAAACTTATCGAAGAAGAACTGGTTCCATTTGGATATATTGAAGATGGAATGAATGATGCAATTGAAATTCCGGGCGATTCTAATGTATGGACACCGGCCGGGGAACCATGGCAACATGAATATTATTAGAGATAATCTTTGGGATCGGAAGTAGAAGAGAAACCAAAATCTTCTTCTTCTTTCATTTCTTCTGTTACTAATTTCATTAATATTGCATCAATTTCGATTTGTAAATCTGGTCGAAGATTTCTTAATCGATAAAGATATTTGATACTTTCTTTTTCTACCATTTCTTTACTAATACGAACAGATGTATAACTTCTTTTATTTTGACTTTTAGTTTGTAAAATAAGGTGTTCGGGATTTACACATTCATTGTTTTCACAAGTTTGATGAACTACCATATTTTCTGCAATTTCTCCATTATATAAAAGATATGAAAATCTATGTGCGGGCATGGATTTACCAAATACAGAAAACATACCATAACCCTGTTTTTGTTTGGCAGCAATCCAATGATGACAACCGTTTGTTTTTTTTACTTTAGTAGAAAAACGATTAATAGCTTTTTGGGGAAAATTCTTCATGTTTACTATACACTAAATATTATTCATCAATTATGAATATTTATAAATATTCTGTAAGAGTTAGAAATCTCAACGAAATACTTATACAATTCAACGGAGAATAAAAAATGGCCTTTCAAGTAAGTCCAGGCGTCAACACCTCAGAAATCGACCTGACTAATGTAGTAATTGCTGCAGGAACCTCAATGGGTGGAGCAGTCGGACGGTTCCGTTGGGGCCCAATAGAAGAAGTAACATTGGTTACTTCTGAAGATGATCTGGTAGAACAATTTCAAAAACCCGATGATGATAATTTCATCGATTTTTTCACAGCTGCAAACTTCCTCTCGTATTCAAATGCGATGAATGTTGTACGTGCTGCGAATACTACAGTTTCAGATGCGTCTGCACCAAAGAATTCTGCTGGAATTTCAACTGGTTCATACACAGCGGTTCAGATTAAAGATTCAGACGATTATTACAATAATTATGATGCTGAATTTGGTGGAAGCACAGTATATGGTGGAACTGCTTCATTAGCTGCAAAATGGGCAGGATCACTTGGTAACAGTCTTAAATTATCAATTTGTCCTGGCGATAGAGAAGCATCTGTTGGTAATTTGTCAGGAACAGTTGCATGGACTCTATCAAGTGGTGCTCTTGCAGGATCAAGTACAGTATTTCTAACAGAACTAAGAGTAGGTGATATAATCACTATTACTGGAGCAACAGGAAATTTTGTAGTAATTTCGATTGCAAATGCTACTACCGCTGTCGTAAGAGCAAAAACTCATGCTGCAAATATTAATGCTGGTGCGGCATTACAAAGAGTAAAACGTTCTGTATTTGCACAACCTGCTAGTGAAATGATAGGAACTGCTGCACCTGCATCCGCTGGTTCCAAGACTATTACTGGTACTGGTACATATTTTTCTACACAATTGACAGTTGGTGACTTAATTACAATTGCTGGTGAGGAACGAAGAGTTGCTGCAATTGCATCTGCAACTTCTTTAACATTAGATACTGTGTTTGTTGGTGCAACTGGTGGAACATTTACAAGAGGATGGGAATATTATAAGCAATTTCCAGAAGGACAAGATCATGGAACTTCAGTTGATGCTTTAGCAGCAAATCTAAAACATGATGAAATTCACGTTGCAGTTGTTGACGAAGATGGAGATTGGACAGGAGGAAATAAAGGAGAAGTCTTAGAAGCATGGGGAAATCTTTCAGTAATGAAAGGTGCCAAGTCAGCCGATGGAGAAGATGTTTATTACAGAAATTTTCTCAATGCTAATTCAAAATATGTTTGGTGGGTTGGACATCCTACAATTGTAACTGATGGTTCTGGTGTTGCCCAGGGGGGATCATCTTATGTAGTTACACATCAAACTTTCACTTATGCTGGTTGGGGTCAAACTAAAACCGCTGCAGTTGCCGCAACTTATACAGGTGGTGATGCAGGCGCCGAATTTTTTAATGGATCTACTCCACAATCAATAAGTTTCATTGGTGGAACAGATGGTTCTGCACTTGCGGCTGCGGATGTTATTCGTGGGTATGATAAGATGAAATCGGCAGAAGATGTTGATATGTCTTTAATTACAACTGCTGCACATGGTTCAACTGTTGTTCGACATGCACTCAATCAGGTTGCAGAAGCGAGAAAAGATTGTTTGGTCTTCTTTTCACCACAAAAAGCTGATGTTGTTGGAACAACAAGTTCTTCAGTTGCAACTACTAATGTAACTGATTTTCGTAAAACTGTAAACTTAAATTCATCATATGCAGTTATGGATTCTGGTTGGAAATATCAATATGACAAACATAATGACAAATTCCGTTTTGTTCCTTTGAATGGGGATATTGCAGGTCTTTGTGCAAGAACAGATCAAGTTCGTGATCCTTTTTGGTCGCCAGCTGGATTCAATAGGGGAATAATTAATGGTGTTGTAAAACTCCCCTTCAATCCAAAGAAAGCAGAACGAGATAAATTGTATGCATCTGGTGTGAATCCAGTTGTTTCTTTCCCAGGCTCAGGTGTGGTTATGTTTGGTGATAAGACACAATTGTCCAAACCATCTGCATTTGATAGAATCAATGTACGAAGGTTGTTTATTCTTCTGGAAAAAGCAATTGCAAATGCTGCAAGATTCCAGTTGTTTGAATTCAACGATGAGTTTACACGATCTCAATTTGTTGCAATCGTAGAACCTTTCTTGCGTGATATTCAGGGAAGAGGCGGAATTCAAGACTTTGCAGTTATTTGTGACGCTTCAAATAATACACCACAAGTTGTAGATTCTAATCAGTTTAGGGGAGACATTTTTGTCAAACCTTCACGTTCTATCAACTTTATCCAACTCAACTTTGTTGCAGTTCGGAGTGGAGTATCATTTTCTGAAGTGGCTGGTGCTGTTTAATATTTTGGACATAAATAATTAAAACAAGTTTATTGGAGAAATAACAAATGGCATTCGATATTTCAACGTTTCAATCAGCAATGGCTGGTGGTGGGGCTAGACCCAGTTTATTTCGATTTGATGTAACGGGCAATCCTGCTAATGGTTTAGACGATATTGGATTTTTATGTACTGTTGCCGAGTTGCCTGGAGTAACAATTACCCCAATTGAACGATTCTATTTTGGTAGAACTGTTAAAATTCCAGGCGATATGGTTTTTGCAGACTTGACCACCACTATTATTAATGATGAAGATTTTAAAATTAGAACCGCCGTTGAAAAATGGATGGCAA